AAATAGACAGAAGGGCGGCTGGGTAAACCGCCCTTTCGTGAGCTACACTATCTGTCTTGTATTAATTAACCAGTAATAACAATTTTAGCTACATTTTCAATGTTTGTTAAACCTAATGTGTAGGTAAAATCTTTAACTCTGATGATAACTTTTTCATTACTATTGTCCATATCTTCATAAACATTGATTTGGCCTTTCATATCCAAGCTACCAACTTTTCCAGCAACACCATAAATTCTTTGGTCTGGAATAAACAATTCGCCTTTAGCACCTTTAGCAGCACCAGAAAGAGATGCAATTTTTACGCCATCAAAGAATTTAACAAGTCCATATCTATTAAAGTCATTTTTCATAGCATCGCTCATAAATTCGCTATAACCAGTCATTCTAGCGATTCCTTTTGCGTATTTGTTTGTAGTCACAGCTACACTATCAGAACTTCTGTCAAGTAAGTATAAAGAAAGCTCATCCATAGCACTTAAAGTTACAGTGCCACCACCAGATGTAATCACTTGCTCACCACCAGGAATTAAAGCGGCATCAATTGTGCTAAATACGTCATAGAAAAGAGCGTTTTGCAATGCTTCTTTAGCATAAGTGGTCATTTGAGCAACTGATTTAAAACCGTTCTTTCTTAAGTCTACATAAGAAATATCTGTTTCGATTTGACGGTTTCTGGTAACAGGCTTTAGTGGAGCAAAATCAATCCAACTTCTGTCAACAGTACCACCTTTGGCAGCTTCGTGAGCAACTAAAGTATTCTTTGGTGTTTTTGAGTACTCAAGATAATCAAACTCACCAACAGAACCTCTGTCTAAGATTAAGTCTAGCAATTCATCAGGAGCATTGTAGATTTCTTCTTGCAGTGTTCTTTGAACGAAGGCTGCAATTTCTCTATCGCTGTCATTTCCTGTTCTACCAATTTCTCTAGCCCAAGCATCAAAGGCTTCAGAGATTTCTTGTTCCTCTGTGTTTAAATTTTGTCGATAATGAACTTTTTCTGCAACATCAAAAACAACACCGTCTTTTTGCATAAGTTCAGCAATTTCAGTTTTAAGCATTTTTATATTTCCTCCTTATTTTCTACTTAGGCTAATGTGTCAGCCACTTGAACAACAGCCAATTTGTGTCCAGCATCATTCAAAAATCCTTTGAACACATATCTAGAGTTAGTTCCTTTAATCAACTGACCTGATGTATTGGCTACAAGTCTGTCGCCTACTTCCAATCCAGTCTCTACAAATTGGTCAGTGGCAAATCTTTCACCAACGTAGTAAGCGATTACTTTTGCAAATTCGCCTGATACAACAGTAGTAAAATCTGGGTCGTAATCTGACACGTCTGTTCTTACAGCATTGAGTCCAGTTGGGATTCTTTCTTTGTCAACAAACAGCAAATCACCTGCTGTATTGGCAGATGGGAAACCGAATTTTTTGTTTACCTCGTCTAAAACTACAGCACTACCAGTAGTTAATTTTTCTTCGCCACTTTTATACATAGAGTTTGCTGGCTTGTTCATTGTTACCTGTAATTCTCGCAACATATTGTTTTCCTCCTTTATCTCTTTAGATAACTTTGTACAATTGATACGGAGTCATTTCCGCTATCATCATTGTTTAAATTGGTTTTTAGTGTTTCTGAAACTTCTACTTTTCCATCATCAGCTTTTTCGCCAAGAGAATCAGCTAACCTTTGGCCTACTTCTGACATCAAAGATTTTTTATCTAACTCTGCTACATATCCTGATAATTCTTCAGATTGCTCAATTTCTTCTCTTGTAATCAATCCTGAAGATACAACCAAAGAAATAAGCCCTTCTTTTTGGGCTTCTAATTCTGCTGTGATACGCTCTTGCTCGGCTTCATTAAATTTTTCTTTGTATTGGGATAGTTCAGAAACTTCAGATTTGAGTGTTTGTACCTCTGAGCTAGATTTGAGAATTAATTCATCTTTCTCTGTGATTTGATTTTCAAATTCAGCAATTTTGTCATTAATCTCTCTTACAGAAATTACAAGTTTAATTGTTTCAGGTTCACTTAGCTTAACTTCATTATCTTCAACAACATAAGAATATTTAATAAATTCTAGGTCATCAAGCTCCCAAAGTTTTACCAGACATTCTCTTTCTTCTGGGAAAAGATGAGCAACATAACCTTCTTTAATTTGTGCATCAATTTTATCAAATAAATCCCAAACAGTTAGTTGTGAAGTATCAACGCTTTCAGAATCATTGCCGTCTGTTTCATCAGTAGAAACGTCTTCTTCAACTTCTTCCTCAGTTGCATCTTCAACATCTTCTGTTGAATCTTCAACCGTTTCTTCAGCTTCGTTAGACAGTTCCAACTCTTCTTCGGTTTTGGTTACTTTTTCAAGTTTACTTTTAGCCATCGTGTCCTCCTTTTCATTAATTTTTATATATGAATCCTCTAGCATATCAGCGATTAGAGATTCAGCTATTTCAATATCAGAACCATATTCATTAGATGCTATTTGCAATAACCCACTAGAGTCATATGCTGGCTNAATATCCTCACCNAATAAACAATGTCCTATAAATCTACCTGCATTTATAACTTTAGTTACCATTCCATCTAATAGAGTAGGAGTGGAGTCAGATACAGATATNTCCCAACTGGTGTGTAAAGTACCAGCNTTGATTCTATTCATAATAACTTCACAAGCTTTAGAGAAGCGTTTCCAGATTTCAGCAGTGGCAACTATATATTCCTTNTCATCTATTGTTTCTACTGCAACCTCTGTAAATGAACCAAATGCACTGGTATCAAATTCCACAACTTCATATTCGTTTCCATTGTCATCTTCTTTTTTTACCAGATTCAAATTGTGGCCTGTAAAATCGTATACACCATCAGATTTTAATGAAATTTTCCCCACCAATGGTTGATTTAAAAGAGTAGATAGCCAATCTTTTATTGTATCCTTGTTTATAGCAACTCCATTTTTATTGCGTCCAAAGTCACAGATTACAAATTTTGCAAAGTGTGAATTTGGGTTTTCTTGATTTTCTGCAAGATATACTTGGGAGCTTTGTAAAATAATATTATTCACAAGACTTTTCACCTCCTGTTCTCATATAATAAACAAGAACAGTCAAAAGACTGTTCTTTGAAGCGGTTAGACACTATTCTTTTCAAATGGTCAATTTGGTTTATGAATTATAATTTGCTGTTAGTGTCTAAAATTAGTAACTCGTTTTTAGGCATTGCATGGATATACTTACATGATAATTAGATATTCTCGTTTAATCTTCTTTTTTTTTATTAGTATTATGATTTGCTGTAAATGCCTAATATCTTACTCTCTGGTTTTGTTATATTCTTCATCGTAATCTTCTTTGTTTGGATTCGTTGAATCTCTAGGATTACCTGCCTTATTGTCACCATCACCATCATTTGCACTTCTTGTATATGCTGTTGGATGAGGTGTAAATATGTTATCGTAATCTTTTTCAGATTCATTTCTTCTCTTTTGTGCCTCATCTTTTGCAGACATTCCAAGCACTGCATATGATGTTTCATAAGATGCACCCAATGTATTGAATAGAAACGAAGCTATTTCACGCTTCATATTAACTTCTAATTGTTCAGAATCTAAAACGGTTACTTGGGGAGTAAACTCTTCTTCGATACCATTGTCAATAAGTATTTGACGATACCATTTTTCTAAAACAGCTTCCAATTGTTCTGCTATCATATTGATAGTACGAAGAAGTTGTCCAAGTGAAATATTAGCTGCTGATACTGATTGAGTTTCTGAATCCATTAAAAATGAAATTCCAAGTGTGGTCAAGACTCTCGAACGATAAGCATTATATTTGTCTTTATTAATCATCTCGACTTTTGGCTCTACATATGTAATTTCTTCAACTGATGGTGGGGTAGTAACAACAACGGTAGGTTGTTGCCATGCACCCATAAAATTAGCATGAGCAAATGACATCTCTTCAAATCCTGGACGAGAAGCATCATTACCTAAAACTTCTTTGCGAAGCTTCTGATGAATGAACTTTTTCCCTCTTGCTTTTGCGTTTATCAAATCCGAAGCATCGAAGGCTTCAAGCATAATCAACGCTTTAAAAGCTCTAAAGATAGAGGTTAATCCATACTTTCTATTTTGCTCATTGATTCTGATTACACCAGTATATTTAACATCTAATTTTGCATATGCTTCTCTGTCTTTAAATGCTTTATAAACTTCTGGTGGGTAGTTTGCCTTAACCTCTGCTTCTATTTTTTCAAAGTACAGAGCCTTATTTCTTCTATCCTTCTTGTAGGTTTTTTGCAGTCTTGACCTTAATTCATTGATATTAAATAATACCCCTGGTTCACCATTATATTCATAGTCTGCAATTTCACACACACCTAAAGGGTATAAATCCAAAACATAACTTTCCTTATCGTGTCGTAAATAGGCAACCCAAGTACCTTCGGTATAAGTGGTAACTACAGCTTTTCTAATTAAGTTCTTGAGTCTTATAGAACTATTCACTCTTCTAATCAAACTTTGAACTTCTTTGTGTTTTCTGACATTCTTATTTTCTTCTATGTTATTATACTCAAGCCTATATCCAGTGTTGACATTTGCTTTAATGCTCTCAACGACTTTTCCGATAATATCATCTTTATTGATATACTCTCTAACTAAATCATTAATGGACAATATTTTCTTTAAATCATTTTGAGGGTTTCTGGCAAGTTCATTAACAGTCTCAACATCTAGTGTTGGGGTCTGACCACCTCCATCATTTAGATGAACAGAATACAAACCGTTATTAGTGTCATATCTATTCATTGCCTGTAGAATCCACTTTTGACTCAACTCTTTACTCAACTCTTCAATCGATGTTAAAAGAGAAGTGTCTTCATCTACCTCTGAAATAATAACATCAAAATTCATTGTCTCAGTAGGGTCTTTATTTTTTTCAATCTTCTTTTCTTCTGACATATTTGCATTCCTTTCTAAAATGATAAAGAGCTATACATAATAGGAGCAGAAGAGTAGTCTCTATTCTCAACCTCATTTCCTTTATTACAAAACTCCAAAATATAAAAAATACAGTAGGCAACAGCAGAGAATTTATCTTTGTCAATTTTTCTCTCAACCTTTTCTACTGATAAAACCTTGCCATTTATTTTTAATTTCAAGTTCGCTATTTCAAAAAATAGCAACTCTGTATTAATGAACGGTAGAACATTAATGTCAAACAATTCTCGTTCCTTATCCGTAAAGTCCTGTTCAGGTTTTCTAATTAGCATCTTCAATAAACCACTATCAACAGAATTAATGAAATGAGCTAAAACTTTGGACTGAATACCTTGTGCTTTCATATCAAACACACATTTTTCAGCATTATCAATCTCTGGTTTGTTATCGGTATTTATAGTGTCAAAACAACCTAGATTTTCACCAGAAATAGGGTCATATGAAGTTCTTAGCAATTCATCAACAAGCCCAGCACCGATACCATTGCCATCAATTATTATCATTTTGGCTTTATATTTTCGTTTAACCTTCTTGATTAAACAAGCCTGGTCTGAAAAATTCATAGTGTTGGGTACACTGATGACATTTAATATTTCAATATCAGTTATTCTCTTAGTGCTTTTATTTCTTTTAACCCTTATGGGAGAAATTGCTGATTGGTTATTGGATGTTCTTTCACTTCGAGCAACGTCCACACCTAGATATATCTCGTCATTCTCATGTTCTATCTCGTGGACTGGGTAATCTAATACTCTAGTAGCCATTAACTTATTAATATCCACAAGAGAACCATCAGACGCTCCAACCCATTTTTGCTCATAGTTTTGTTGAAAGAAGATTGGATTACTCACTTTTTTCTTTCTAAGTATCTGATTCTTTGTGCTTCCTCTACCGTAGTAACAAGGTAGCATCCATGATGAACCTAATACCATTTCACCAGTCAAATCCCTCATTCCCTTAACCATGCGAACACTTCTATGATATTCGTCACTTCCACGGAAACCAGATGTAGTAAAGAAGTGAATTTGATTGTTCATTTCCTCTGGATTAATAACAGCTAGTTTTCCTATGGTTGTTCTTGGAACTTCACAAATAGGCTCTAAACAATCTTCAAATAAAGCATTGTTGAGTAAGGCAGATTCTTCAATTTTAATTCTATGCCTACGTCTACCCTTACTCTGTTGAGAGTTTGCCAAATTTGTTATTGACGAACCGTTCTTAAATATGATAGAGGCATCATTTTTTGAAAACTTCATTTCAACAATTTCATTTTCTAACAGAGGATAAAATTGTAAAATCTCCCTTGTTTTTTCCTCTAATAAAACAGCAGCGTTTTCCCTTGTCTGAGCAGTTAAGGCTAAATTGACGTAAGGATGAGTTAATGCCACAGCAAAAGAACCCAATACTTCATTAAAGGTTTTTGCATATCCACGACTAAATGTTCCATACATACTAAAAAACCTAACATCACACCTTAAGAACACACGCTGGTCAAAGTGAAGTTGAAAATTACTTTCTTTGGTTTTAAACAAGTCAAGCATGAGGTCTGGATAAAACCTAGCCCAACTAACAAACTGATAGAAACTCCATATATTCTCACCAAATTCACTATCATCAGCACAAGCTAAAACACGTTTCTTTTCTTGTTCATACAATTCCTTAATTTGTTCATCTGTGATTTTACTCATCGGAATCACCACCAGTCATATCATGATAATCTTCTGGTAACTCAATGAATTTTTCAACATTCTTACGATTCTTTAAAGTAGGGTCGTCAGTGAAAATACCATAAGGGTCGCCATTTTGTTTAAGAAACTCTTCTTTCTTTTTATCATAGAAAGAATAAATATCACTATAATCAACTTGTGGTTGGTCATTTAAACTTCTTTCATAATTCACATAGCAATAAATATTAAAGTCAACTGCATCAATAGGCCTGTATTTGAACTGAGGTAAAATTTTTATTACATCTACAGCTTGCTCTAGTGTCTTGACAAGTTCAGATATACTCGTAACACCTGATTGTAAATCGTCCTGTGAAAGTTGTTTAGGTGTTAGCTTTCCATCCATAGCAGCTCTTTGGGCGGCCTTATACCATTTTTCAGCATCCACAACACTACCTTCAGCAGTTGCCAACTCTTCTCGTATTTTAAATCTCACATACGTTACAAGGGCTTCTCTGTGTAGGCTTGTTTGTAGTGGATAATTAGGCTTAAGACTTTCATACTTGTCATACATTTTTTTATATTCAACTTCAGTATAGCCAGCACCAAATAATTGAATGATTTCATCAGTAACTTCAAAATCTCCAATTCTAATTTCCTTCTTTTCATTTGAATCAAAATAAACAGCTTGTCGTATTTCTTTTTTTATTTCATAGTCATTATTGGTGGATTTTCTTATAAATCCATCTTTTTCACTATCTTCATAATTTTTGTCTGCTGTTTGATTGAGATTAATGTTCTTGAAATAGTTACCAAGAATTTTCTCACCGTAAAACCTGATATTATCTTCTGGTACATTAGGATTGCCTTTT